ATCTGATCCTCAAGGATGAGATCCTTACCATGTGGGAAGAGAACGTGGACCGGATCGCGGAGCTGATCGATCAGGGTGACCTAATCACTCTGTATCACGACTTCGGCATCCTGTTCATGTACACAAACAACTACCGGACTCAGGTCGACGGCGCGGACTTAGTAAATAACGTCGCCGTCCCCTTGAAGGACCGGACCGTCTTCACTTTTGACGACATTTGGGAGGATGTCGATAAAGAGATCACCCCTGAAATGCTGATAAGATTCGGTGTCGAGCCGGAGGACGCCGAGTGGTTGGCCTCACTCTACGTCGCCTGCAGACCCCGAACCATATCACCTTCAGGGCAAAGAGGAGTGGTTCCCCTTCGGATCGTGGCTAAAGCCGAAGAGGACTACATGTTCGAAGAGCTTGCCCACGCCCTGCATCATCATGGGAACGACATCGGGATTAAGACCTTCGGCGCATCGGTTGTGCTGATCTCTGACGTTACTACGCACGACTACTTCTTGCCCGATGAGTTGATCGAAGACTACATCGCACGTAATGGTGTTGTCTTCGCTCCTTGGGTCGGAAAGCTAACCCGAATCGCCCTGCGTGCGCCGCAGTTGGTGAGACAGGACAGGTACGACAAAAGGGGCTGCAAAGTCAGAGGTCACCCTTTCGACCTCTCGACCTTCGAGGCTAGATACCAGAACCCAAGTGGCATCCCCGTCACATCCGTCCTCGCCAAACTGGGCGGTGTCGTTTACGCGTGCCAAATCTTCATGGCTCTCGGCAAGTTGAGGCCAGAGACCGCACACGTCCGGGCGATGCTGAAGGGTCAGCTATCCTTCGGTGTGCTATGCGCTGGGGACAACTTGGTGTTCTACGACAAGGACCCAAACTCACCTCTTAGGAAGGTGAATCTGAAGCACGTGCTCCCGCACGTGCTGCTCGACAAGGCGGAGAAGTTCATGGGCCAGACCCCCGTGAATAACGCAGGACGCATCGACTGGGTACCGTCCCCCGATTCGTACGTGCTGAACCTTACCCACGACGATAAGGGCATCGACCACCCGGAACGGGTCTTCTGGGCGTCGGGGATGATCGACAGGAATGCCCCCGATGTGTACGGAAGAAACCCTTTCTGCACCGGACACCTAAGGGAACGGCTCAACGAGACGTCCCGAAAGGTCTGGGGCTACACACTCGACGAGGTGGCAGGGATCTACAAAAAGAAAGAACCCGTTGTGACTTCCGTGGATTATGCCACGGTGCGGCTCAAGCAAGAGCCTGATCGGTTGGCCTGGGACCCTGGCGTCGCCACGGCAGACCGCGCGGTAATCGAGAAGTTGTATTTGGTAGCCAACACGGACAGGACGAAAAGGATCTGGAACAGGATGCAACCATGAAAGCGCTCGTTAGATTCGACAAGGCAGACATCCCAATCATTCCCGTTCTCAGCTGGCAAGGCCAGAGCTGGTGGAACGGGATGCGCTTGAAGCACGAGGACACGGGAAGCGGTCTGTTCGGCATTGCCGAGGGCAGCATCGAGAACAACATCGCGTTCCTGCAGAAGAACGTGCATCACGGGGCGCAGAAGAAGGTCA